CAATGTATAGAAATAGCTCCCATCCCTCAAAAAATCAGAAATGAGAAAACGGGGGAAATAACAACACGTATGGTATCGGTTATTGAACAGGTGGCTGAACTGCCAACCATATACAAGCCGGTGGATGCAATAGATGAAAGTAAACAAAACTCAGATAAAGAGGGCTATGTTGTGCGCATTGTACCATACGATGCCGGGGATAGGATTTCATTCAGATACATAGAAGTCCCCGACTTTCAAAAGGTGGCACATGAGATTGAACGCTCAAAGGAGGTATTGGCAAGTAGCGATTATAAGGTAATCAAATGCTACGAAGCCGCCCTAATGGGTTCTGAAATGCCGTATGAGATAAAGGCATTGCATAATGAAAGGCAGTTGTTAAGAGATAAAATCAATGAACTTGAAGCACGTTATGCCTCGTTATATGATGATACACTTTAATTGTATCTATAAATGTGTTCATTAAACACATTTATGATTATATTTGCAGTTAAATAAACTTGATTTACTCAGTGAATTATGGAAACAACGATGTACAGCCTACGGATTCTTTCCAAAGGTAAGGTTACAGACCTTTCCAATGGTTTTGCTTTGGGTGGTGCTCCGTTTACCGTCTTTGTACGACCTAAAGAGGTTACGATGGAAACAAGCACGCTGCTTAAATGCAAGCTCATTTGTGATAAGGATTTTGGAATGTTCCCCGTACCTATCGGGGATTGGACGCCCGGAGCGATAACCGTAATATCCCCAAACGGTATCGACCTTTCGGTATATGATGTGTATTGGGGTGCTGGTGAAACTATTAAATAACTTATAGCTATGGGATTATTATTAGGAAGCGGAAACACGAAACCGCAATATCCTTACGACCAATGGTATGGGGTGCAAGGTGATTTCAATTCACAGGACTACAAGCTAAAGCGTGTGGGCAATTTGGATTTGCACCGTACATTACCTATTCAAGCGAAACTGAAACGCTTTGTGGAAAACCCGGACGGTTCGGTTAAGTATTACCTTAACCAAAATGACAGCCGTAAAAAGGATTCGGGTGCAACGGCTGTGATTGACAGCACGGACGGTAATGTAATGCTTGAAAAGCCGGAATATTACTTCAAATTGGAGATAGAGGGGACGAAATGGATTCGTGCCTATTCCGAATATCCGTTGCCCGGCTTTATCAAGATGGAACGAAAGACGGTAAGCCCGTGGTATGCAACGGTGGATATTACCAATTCTATAGCCGTTTCGGGCTGTTGGCTCACTTGGAATGGCGATGAGATTGCAAGGGATTCGGACGGCTTTGTTATTCTCAAAGCGAATGCGGCACAATTCAGAGGTGGTTCGGGTGCTGGTGATGCCGCTAAGGATGGTACTTACAATTCCATGTTGGGTATGCCCCGTACTTCCATTTCAAAGGCTGGTGTTCGTCCTTTCTGCAAGAACGGTACACACCACGGAGCGTACAGGGTGTACAATGAAATTGCTTGGTTGCAACGTGTGGAATATGCTTCTTTGCATTGTCAAGACACTTACACCGAAACACTGACCGCTGACGGATTCCATCAAGGCGGTTTGGGTAGTGGATGTGCTGTAAATGGTACGGAATGGAATACATGGGGCGGCTATAAACCGTTTGTACCTTGTGGTGTTACTGCAACGCTTGGAAACAACACGGGTAAGGTGTCCTACACTATCAAGGGATGGACTGGTGGCGATAAGGTGGTACAAGTAACCTCTTACCGTGGTTTGGAGACTCCTTTTGAATATTTGTGGCTGCTTGCTGATGATGTGTTGGTTTGGCATAAGGCTGATGTTTCTATTGCCTATGTATGTGAAGACCCGACCAAATTCACCTCTCATTCAGACAGTGCAACTACCGTGCCTGCCGGATATGAAGCTATTACGGAGTTCCCAAGAACTGACGGATATGTACTTTCTATGGCTCATTCCGCTAAGGGCTATTCCTTTGCCGAAAAGGTAGGAGGTGCAAGTAATAAGGGCTATTGTGATTATTACTATACGCCTGCTGATGATTCCAGCTTTACTGCTGGCTGGTATGGTGCCCTTTTGTCTGCGAATGCGGGTGGTGGTGCGATTGCGGGTTTCGGTTGTCTGTATGCGGGTCATCGTTCCTCGACTGCGATTGCGAACCTTGGGTTCCGCTTGTGCCGTTTTTGACGGACTGCAAAACTCGGTGAACGGAGCAACGAAAATGGCGTTGGATTGAAAAAATAAAAACATAACAGGGTTGTGGCGGCTGGTGCCCTTTTGTCTGCGGCTGCGGATCTTGGTGCGTATGCGGGTTTCGGTTATCTGGGTGCGAGTAATCGTTCCTCGAGTGCGATTGCGTACATTGGGTTCCGCTTTTACCGTGGTTTCAACTTATAACTGTTGCTGCCACGCCCTTACCTCACAGGGACTATCGGCACGTCTGATAGTTGGTAAAATAATATGGATTAGGACGGTGCAAGTAAGTAATTGAAAGCTCTGTTTTAGAACAACGGCACAAATGGGTGTAGTAAAGACTGAATACGGGTTATGTTATACGGCTGATACCTGCTTTTATCAATACTCGGATTTTGAGGATTGCGGTTTATATGTCGGTGATACAGGAAAGATATTCATTTCCCAAGCTAAGAAGATTAAGAATGTCTATCACCTGATATATGAATGCTCCAACCTCATACGGGCGCAATATAAGGCACAGCAAGGCAAAGGAGAGCGTACCGAAATAACCAAGTTCAACGAGAATATTTTGGAGAATTTGGATGGCTTGTACTGGGACTTGCGCAATGAAACTTATACCCCCGGAGAGTATCGGATTAAGGTTATATATGAGCCGAAAGAAAGGGTGATTATGATTGCCCCGTTCTTCCCGGACAGGATAGTACACCATTGCATTATTAATGTGTTGGGGCGTTACTGGACTAACTTCTTCATTGCGAACACATACGCTTGTATCAAAGGGCGTGGTATTCATAAATGTATGGAGGATGTGCATACGGCTTTAATCATAGACAGAATGGGTACACGATTCTGTTTGAAGATTGACATCAAGAAGTTCTATGATAACATAGACCACGTAGCATTGAAAAAGATAATCCGCTACACCATAGCGGACGAACAACTGCTAAGGCTGTTGGATAAGATAATAGATAGTAACGGTAAAGACAAAGGGCTGCCAATAGGCAATTTCACAAGCCAATATTTTGCTAATCTCTATTTGGCATACTTCGACCATTGGGTTAAAGAGGAACTGGCTAAGATAGTGATGAAGCGTTTTGGAGTGAAAATCTACTACTATCGCTATATGGATGATATGGTGATACTATGCGCTGACAAAGAGGCACTGCATTTCGTACTCGACATGATGGGGCTTTACTTGGGTGGCGAATTGAAAGTAGAGATTAAAAGCAACTGGCAGATATTCCCGGTTGATGCTCGTAGCATTGATTATGTGGGATTCAAACAAAACCATTACGGCATATTGCTAAGAAGCGGTATTCTGAAAAGGTTTTATAAGAAATTCCACCGCACCATCAATAAATACGAAATCAAAGATGAAACGGATATTAAACACCTCTTCCCGTCTGAATATGGCTGGATAATCAGATGCTCGGAGGAACACAGTAAATTCATTTTTAATAATTGTTTGAACGATGGAAGCAAATGTTTTGACTACAGGGTTGCTGGCTAAGACTAAGCCGGAAGTGATAGACTCTCTTAATAACGGGCAGGGAACGTTCCTTTATAACCATAATATCAAAGAGGTTAAGGTTATTGCCGACAAAGAGGGTAGCATTGAGATTACGACTGATGTGGAACGTGCCACTGGCACGATGTTCCAATATGACAGCGTGAGGGTGGAATATCCTAAGACGGCTGATAATATTTTCAGTACGTTGCTTACTGCAAAATACCCGGCTAAGACAGAAAGTAAGCTGGTAAACGAATATCAGTCTGCCATGCTGGGCTTGCTTGCCGAAAGTGCGAAAGCCCCCTATGAGGACTTTTTGAAAGACCGTTTGGCTATTCGTGAAATGGTAGATGCCGATTGTGAAACCTATAACATACCGATGGACTTATGAACGAAGTAGTGGACTTTGAGGAAACTGAATCCTTGAATGAAGATATTTTCGATTGTGAATATACCTCAGTAGATGCCGTGATTAATGAGGTCACGGTGTTTACGGGGTGTAAGGAAAGACAGACAGAGAACGGAACGAGAACACTTATCGCCTATGGCGAAGGTATCGGTGCATCCGCTTTCTATACTGACAGCAAGAAGTTGAAAGATGTTGTTTTAGACCCGAAGCGCAAATATCCGTTTCGTGCCGTTATCAAAGTGGTACGCTATGGAACGATGTATGGGTTTAAGTTCTTTCCACCGAATACTCCAATCACGCAGGAGGATAGAGATAACTTTGAGTATTACAAGCGAAACAAGTATAAGAAAAACCGATGATGGAAGAAAGTTTAAAAGTGGCACAAGGCATAAGCGATTTTGGCTTTATGGTGATAGTGTGCGCTGTGTTCCTCTGTTTGGCGGCTGCACTTATGATAGCTTGTTTCAAGTGGTTCAAGTCTATCATTAACGGCATGATTAAAGGCAATCAGTCTATGGTAGCCGAACTTCTGACGGAAACCAAGAATCAGAATGATATGCTTACGGATATTGCGGAGGGGTTGCGCCCGGAAACGCAGCTAAGGATAAAGAATACTTCGGGTATATACTTTGACCTTGCTATAGAAAGGGTGTGCCAGATTATTCGGAAAGTGAGAGAGGAAAACCACATAGCCGACCATGAAGCTACAAAGGCTAAGATACACACATTGATAATGAACTTGCACGAAGATAGGAATAGCAGGTTTGACTACTATACCTATCGGGGCAAACGCTTATCCAGCTACACGTCCCCCGAATGGATTGAGTGGGTGGAGCAATGCGTATTGAGTGAGGTATATGCTGAAAGCGTGAATAACGGCAGGACTTATACCAATGTACAGACGGTTTATGACCGTATAAAAATAGATTTTTACCATAAATTGAATCAAGAATGAAGATACTTATAGACAATGGGCATGGAGAAAATACACCGGGTAAACGCAGCCCGGATGGAACTTTCAGAGAATATGCCTATACGAGAGAAATTGCGGATGAAGTCGTGCGTGAACTGGCTAAACGTGGCTATGTAGCGGAACGCATTGTTAAGGAGAGCTTGGACGTGCCTTTGGCTGAACGTGCAAGGCGTGTGAACGAGGTTTGCGCCAGATATGGGGCTAATAACGTGTTGCTTGTTTCCATCCACTGCAATGCTGCCGGGAGTGGCGAATGGATGAATGCCCGTGGGTGGTCTGCCTATACTACTAAGGGCAAAACGAAAGCTGACGAACTGGCAAACCGAATGTATGATGCTGCCGCTTGCTTTATTACCGGGCAAAAGATTAGGCGTGACTATTCGGATGGCGACCCGGATTGGGAGGAAAATTTCTACATCCTTTCCAAGACGAAATGTCCGGCAGTGCTGACGGAAAATTTCTTCATGGATAACAAGGAGGATATTGCTTACCTTACATCTATGGAGGGGAAACAAAACATTGTGAACACCCACGTAGAGGGTATAATCCAATACATCAAAGAATATGAGAAATAAAGCGTTTTTGATATTAATCGCCCTCTGTGGGCTTTTGATGGCGGCTACCTTTGGGCTATGGGCTTATTGTTCCAAGTTGAAATCAGAAAAGGAAAGGTTGGATGGCAACCAAACCGCCTTGTTGGAGAAAGTCGAATTTTACCAAACAGAATCCGGGAAATCCGCTGCCTCTGTACAGGCATTGACTTTATCCAAGTCTGAGGTGGAAAAGCATTGTGCTGACTTGACGAATACCGTTAAGGAACTTGACCTGAAAGTAAAGAGGTTGCAAGCGGCTTCCACGACTGCGACAAAAACGGAGGTGGAGGTACAAACCATAGTTAAGGATAGTATTATATACCGTGATACATCCTATCTTAAAGTCCAAGCGATACGATGGAAAGACCCGTGGATAAATGTTGATGGCTTAATCATGCTCGATAAGAAACTGGATTTACGCATACAATCTGTAGATACCCTATTTCAAGTAGTGCATAGAGTGCCTAAGCAATGGTTGTTTTTCCGATGGGGAACAAAGGCTATTAGGCAAGAAATTGTAAGTAGCAATCCCCATACCAAAATAGTGTATTCGGAATATATAGAATTAAAGAAACGGAAAAAGAAATGATTAGGTGTTAGTAATAGAGTAGAACTATTGTTCTGAGCCGGGTTCGCTGTGAAGTGCGCCCGGTTTTTCTTTGTCCTTTGAAATAAAAGTCATATCTTTGCAGTGCCGATTCTGAAAATCGGTGTTGCATTGTACCCCTGTATTCTTCTTTTGGAGAGGCAGGGGTATTCAACAAAAATACAAAAGTTCTACTATAGTTCTACGAAAAATTAAAATAACCTCGCAAGTGATTGATACTCAAAGTTGGGTTAGAAGTTTCCTAAACTTTAGATAGGGGTTCGATTCCCCTCGGGGCTACAAAGAGCAGTAAACAATTGTTATACAACCGTTTACTGCTCTTATTTTACTGGATAGCTTTCAAATCTGATTATTTAATCACCCCAAGTTCTTTGCCCACTTTAATAAATGCAGCAATTGCCTTATCCAAATGTGCCTTTTCATGCCCGGCAGACAACTGGACACGGATACGTGCCTGTCCTTTCGGAACAACCGGATAATAGAAACCGGTTACATATATGCCCTCTTTCTGCATCTTGGCGGCAAAATCCTGAGACAGTTTCGCATCATAAAGCATCACAGCACAAATCGCGCTCTGAGTTGGTTTGATGTCAAAACCGGCAGCCAGCATCCTGTCACGGAAATAATTCACATTATCCATCAGCTTAGTATGCAAAGCATCACTTTCTTTCAATATCTTAAACATTTCCAGACTAGCACCGATAATGGCAGGAGCTACAGAATTAGAGAATAAATAAGGACGGGAACGCTGGCGCAACATATCAATAATTTCTTTCTTACCGGTGGTAAATCCTCCCATTGCCCCACCAAATGCTTTACCTAATGTACCAGTAAAGATATCCACACGCCCGTATGCATTAAACTGTTCGGCCACGCCATGCCCTGTAGGACCTACCACACCGGCCGAATGAGATTCATCCACCATTACCAACGCGTCATATTTTTCCGCCAGTTCACAAATCTTATCCAATGGAGCCACATTACCATCCATCGAGAATACACCATCTGTAGCAATAATACGATGACGCTGTGCCTGCGCTTCCTGCAAACAACGTTCCAAGTCAGCCATATCAGCATTGGCATAACGATAGCGTTTTGCCTTACACAAGCGTACACCATCTATAATAGATGCATGATTCAACGCATCTGAAATAATAGCGTCTTCTTCTGTAAACAGCGGTTCGAACAAACCACCGTTAGCATCAAAACAAGCTGCATAAAGTATAGTATCTTCTGTTTTAAAATAATCAGAAATGGCAGCTTCCAGCTGTTTGTGCAAATCCTGAGTTCCACAGATAAAGCGTACGGAAGACATACCGAAGCCATGTGTGTCCATCGCCTCTTTGGCAGCATTGATCAAGCGTTGATTATCTGACAAACCTAAATAATTGTTGGCACAAAAGTTCAACACATCTTCTCCGTCATTCACCTTGATGTCCGCACGCTGAGGTGTGGTAATTATACGTTCATTTTTATACAATCCGGCTGCCTTAATATCAGCCAGTTCCTTCGCAAGGAACTCCTTCATTTTACCATACATAGCTTTGTTTTTTTATTAAGTATATAGTTTAAGTTTAAAAATCAGTCTGGCTTGACAAAGTTCTTATTTTTTTTTGATATCCGATTAAATTATAGAGAAAATTTTGATAAAATATGCAGTTTTCTATCTATCTTTGCTTCCAAAAGAAAACTTAAAGCAAATAGCAAACTATGAAAAATGTATTAATTATCGGCTCCACCGGTCAGATCGGTTCGGAACTAACCATGAAATTGAGAAGTATTTACAATGGTAATATCGTAGCCGGATATATTCCCGGTGCTGAGCCTAAAGGGGAATTAAAAGAATCAGGCCCTTCTGCCATCGTAGATATCACCAACGAACAACAAATTGCCGAAACTGTATCAAAGTACAACATCGACACCATTTACAACCTGGCAGCCTTACTATCGGCTGTAGCAGAAGCCAAACCTCAACTAGCATGGAAAATAGGCATGGGAGGCCTGTTCAACGTATTGGAAGTAGCACGCGAAATGGGTTGCGCCGTATTTACCCCAAGTTCTATCGGTGTCTTCGGCAACAACACCCCTAAAGACAAGACCCCGCAAGACACTATCCGTAATCCGCGTACCATGTATGGCGTTACAAAAGTATCAGGAGAATTACTGAGCGATTATTACCATATCCGTTTTGGCGTAGATACCCGCTCCGTTCGTTTCCCCGGATTAATTTCGTATGTCACACCTCCGGGTGGCGGGACCACTGATTATGCTGTAGACATCTATTATTCGGCTGTAAAAGGTGAAAAATTTGAATGTCCTATTGCAGCCGGTACATTCATGGATATGATGTATATGCCTGACGGTTTACGTGCAGCCATTGAAATCATGGAAGCGAATCCCGACAAACTAATTCATCGCAATTCGTTCAACATTGCTTCAATGAGTTTTGATCCGGAAATTATTTATAACAATATAAAGAAGTATATGCCCGACTTCCATATGGAGTACAAAGTAGATCCGCTACGTCAAGCTATCGCCGAATCATGGCCGAACTCACTGGACGACACTTGTGCCCGTGAGGAATGGGGATGGAAACCGGAATATGATCTAGACAGCATGACACAGGATATGCTTGCCAAACTAAAAATACGATTCAATAAATAA